CCGTGCTCGCCCTCTACCAACTCATCGCTGACGCCTACGCCAACACGAAGCCACGGCCCCGCTACGGCTACCTGGCACCGCTCTACCGCCAGGGCAAGGTCATCGCGTGGGACTTGCTGAAGCATCTGACGCGGCAGCTCCCCGGCACGAAGGTGAACGAAGCGGAGTTGCGCGTCGACCTCACCGGCGACCGCCGTATACAAATCTTTGGCGCCGACAATCCCGATGCCCTGCGTGGGCTGTACCTCGATGGCGTGGTGTTTGACGAGTACGCCCAGATGCGGCCCAGGATATGGTCAGAGGTGGTGCGCCCTGCGCTGGCCGACCGTGAGGGCTGGGCGACGTTCATTGGCACGCCGATGGGCAAGAACCACTTTTACGACTTGTACCAGCAGGCGCAGCACGACGCAGGGTGGCATGCCGCGCTCTACACCGTGGCCGACACGCATGTGCTGCCCGAAGAGGAGCTGGCAAGTGCCCGTAACACGATGGCGCCAGAGCAGTATGCGCAAGAATTCGAGTGCAGCTTCGAGAGTGCCCTGATCGGCTCGTACTACGGCTCCTACCTCGATACGGCCCGGGCCGAGCAGCGCATCACGCGCGTGCCGCATGACCCGAGCGTGCCCGTGCATGTTGGATTTGATATCGGGGTGGGCGATGCCACGGCCGCGTGGTTCATTCAGCCAGTCGGCAAGATGCTGCATATCGTGGACTACCTGGAGGCGTCGGACCATGGGTTAGAGTGGTATGCCCGTGTATTACGTGAGAAGCCGTATGTCTATGGTCGGTTTTATTGGCCACACGATATGGAAGCGCGTGATTTCTCCAGCGATGGGCGTACCAGGCTCGCTATGGCCGAGAGCTTAGGTCTGCGGCCATCAGTGGTGGTCCCCCGGGGAGACATTGCTGACGGCATCCAGGCGGTGCGTAGCATGTTCCCGCGCTTTGTCTTTGACGCGGACAAATGCCACGAAGGCCTTGAAAGCCTTAAAAGTTATCGACGTGATTGGAACGAATCTACAAAGACTTGGACTGAAAGACCTCGGCATGACTGGGCGAGCCATGGAGCGGACGCCCTGCGCTGTTTCGCGGTAGGATACCATGAGGACGTGCCCGTCTTAGGGCCGCCGACGCTTCCGGCAGGTCCTCCATGGCAAAGACAGGGTTTTATGAGGGTGGGACGCTAGGCAAAAGAGAGGGAGAATGGAGTATGCCGGCAAAATCCAAAGCTCAGCAGAAGTTCATGGGCGCAGAGTTAGCCCGCAAGCGTGCCGGGAAGGAAACGCAGACGGGCATGAGTGAGGCCAGCCTGGAAGACTTCGCAGGGACCAAGACCAAGAAGTTACCGGAGAAGGTCAAGGCCAAGAAAGGGTCGAAAGCGGGGTACTAACATGTCGCGCCTGACGCAAGAAGAAGCCAACGCGAGGTTGCAGGCGCAGGGGCTGGCGCTCCTGCGCCCCGCCGCGCCGGACCATGTGCGGGCGGCCTGCGACCACTGCTGGCACACATTGGTACTGACGCAGATGTGCTGCTGGTGCGGACAACCGCGGGCTGTGCAGCACGGGCCGTATGTGCCAGAGGGAGAGCGGTAGAATGTACTAGGGGAAAGTGGTATAATTAGCGAGACATGAGGAGCGGTAACTCCTCATGTCACTAATCATCCCCGCAACTGGTAAGGAGTCGCAGGCATGCCTGGACATCATGGTACCCTAGCCCTTTTTCCTTTGGAAGACCGGAAGTACAAGACGCGCCAGCCGAAGTGGCGGATTTGCCCCATCTGCAAAACCGTCTACAAAGGTATCGGCAGAAAGTATGGATGTTCGCCAGCGTGTGCCTTGCAGGTACGCTTTTGGAGATGCGTTGACAAGACTGAGACGTGCTGGTTGTGGCAAGGAGAGATGGGGCCTGGAGGTTATGGGCGCATTCTGGACTCCTCAACCCGCAAACACTACATGGCGCATCGTTACTCGTATGAACTCCATGTGGGACCAGTGCCAGAGGAGTTATGCCTCGATCATCTGTGCCGGGTCAGAAACTGTGTACGGCCAGATCATCTCGAAGCGGTCACGATGCGCGAGAATGTCATGCGTGGGGAGACGCCTGCGCGGCGTAACTACGAGAAAACGGCCTGTATTCATGGGCACCCCTATGATGAAACGAATACCAGTTTTGGCACAAATGGTCGTCGGTATTGTCGGCAATGTCGGAAACGCATTGACCATGACCGATGGGCACGTAGCCAACAGCGCAAGAAGGCACTAGCGTATGGAAACGACGCTGCGCCCCTTGAACCGTCATGAGAGCAGTGGTCTTGACCCTACGAGCAACGATGAGCTGTTGCGTGTGGCCCTGGAGCGCTTCAAGCAAACGGCAGAGTACGAGAGTGCCGAGCGCTCCCACCAGCTTGAAGCTTTACGGTTCAGAGCAGGAGATCACAGCATAGCCTCGATGCGTGGGGCAGGTGGGGAGGCGTACCCCGCGCCGACCATGACAGTAGACAGGCAAAGTGCTTTTTTAAAACAAGTTGTCAACTCGTACCGCAGAGCGCCGCTCTCTATCCGTGTCCGTCCGAAATCTGGCGGCGCAACCAAGCAAATAGCGGATGTTTTGGAAGGCAAAATTCGGGAAATCGAGCAGGAATCAGAAGCAGAACAGGCTTACGCGGTAGCTTTGGACCAGGCTGCCGGGCAGGGGACAGGCTACATTAGGCTTATTACTGAATGGGTGGACGATTATAGCTTTGAGCAAACACTCCGTATTCTTCCAGTGTACTCACGTTTTTCGGTGTATGTTGATCCTGCCTCGACGCATCCTGCCGGATTAGACATGAATTTCTGCTTCATTGTGGAAAAGATCACGCGGGACACCTTCATGGCGAAGTATCGCCTCCAGCCGCCGTCATCGAGCCAATGGCAGGGCACTGGCGATGATATGTGGTATGACGGGGATTTTGTCCAGATCTCTGATTACTACTATCGGACGTGGGAAGAGGTAGAGCTGGTCCAATTTCCCAACGGGACGGTGATCCCAGCGAAAGATATTGGCGAGGTGGACCCCACATGGCCGAAGCGTACCGCGCAGATTCCGACGATCTATTGTGCTAAGCTCTGCGGCTCTGCCGTGCTCAGCAAATCCAGGTGGTTAGGCCGCTACTGCCCTCTTATATTGGTCGAAGGCACGCGCCTGGACGTGGACGGGAAGACGATGCGGACCGGGATTATTCAACAGACCTTAACTTCGCAGCTTGCTGTGGACTACGCCTTTTGTCATGAGATGGAAGCGCTAGCACTCGCTCCGAAAGCGCCGTACATCGCCGCGGCCGAGCAGATTGCCGAGTACAAAGACTACTGGGACCGCGCCAATGACCCCTACCGCCCGTACCTGCCCTATAAGCCGATCGCTGGGATTCCGCCGCCGCAGCGCCAGAGCGTCGAGCCGGCGATCCAGGCGTTGACGTTAGCCAGGCAGCAAGCGGCAGATGATATGCGCGCGGTCCTGGGCATGTACGCCCCGAGCATGGGCGAGCCCGGGCAGGAGCGCTCCGGGACGGCGATCCGCAGCCAGAAGCTCGAAGGCGACCAGAGTACCTTTCACTTCCCAGCCAATCTGGCCTGGAGTATCCGGGCCGTGGGGCTCCAAATTGTCGATATTTTGCCGCGTCTGTACTCACGGCCGACGACGCTGCGCCAGATTGGCAAGGATGGGGCGGTGAGCATGACGCCTGTCAATCAGATGGATGCGCCGAGCGCTGATGAGCAGATGCTTCTGAGTAAGGGCAATTACGATGTTGCCGTGGACTCCGGCCCTGCCTACAGTACACAACGGGAGATGGCTGCCGAGCGTCTAGGGGAGTTAGGCCGCGTGCTTCCCGAGGCTCTTTTACCACTCGTTGCGGACTTATGGGTCGCCCAACTGGACATTCCCTACGCCGAGGAGCTCTCAGCGAGGCTCAAAACGGTTGTGCCGCCGGAAGCCCTGGATGCGACGAAGGACAAGAACCCCCAAACGGCCATTGCCGCGTTGCAGAACCAGATACAGCAAGCCACGCAGGCATTGCAGGCTATGCAGCAGCAGCTCCAGCAGAGCCAGCAGACCGAGCAAGTGGCCACGCAGCAGGTCAAGCTCTTAGAGCAGCAAGTCGCTACGATGCAAGCCCGCATGGCCGATAAGCACGCCGAGAACCAGATTGACGTCCAGAAGTCACAATGGCAGTACGAGGTGGACAAAGAGAAGAATCAGCTCGCCATGCTTGAGTTACAGTTGAAATATAGCCAGCAGGCGCAGATGCCCACGGCGAACGGCGTGCCAGAGCCCGCTGAGGAGTCTGACTGATGCCACCAATTGAGGTTATAGAGCTAGGGAAGGATGGCACCTATACCACGATGTCAGAAAATGGTGACGGGCCAGCCAGTAGTGGGTCAGGGCAGGACGCTGCTCAGGCCACTCCAAGTGGCCTGACGGCTGAAACTGCCCCGTCACGTACAGACGGTGTGCAGGGGGAGTCAGCACCCCCATCCGCAGACACCCCCCCTCCCGCTGAGGCGAGCCTGGCAGCATCGCCAGAGGCGGAGGGGGAGGACGCCGACGTGGCCGACGACGCTGCCACTGTGCCGTTTGTCAATCGCCGCATCAAGCAACTGAACGCCAAGCGCCGTGAGACCGAGAAGCTTTTAGCCGAGGAGCGTAGCCAGAACGCGCTGCGCCAGGCGCAACTTGAAGCGCGGCTCGATACCCTGACGAAGGTCCTGAGTGGCAGCGCACCCGCCATGCCAGAGGCACCGCCGCAGCCCACAGGCCCCCCACAAGCCGAGCAGTTTGAGCGGCATGAAGAGTTTGTCCAGGCGGC